ATGGTCGCTCCACCCATCGACACGTCCAAGCTGCGCCGCCTGCGCATCACGTCCCGGCGAACTGTGACCCAGCTCGCCGCGGACGCCGGGTGCACCAAGGGCGCTTTGTCCGCTATCGAACACGGCCGCCGTCGGCCGAGCCCGGCCCTGCTCGGTCGACTCGCCGACGCCCTCGGCATTGACCCCGGCGAGTTGCTGCTGCCGGACGACTCCACCGCGCAGGCGTCATGAACACCACCATCGACAACGACAAGCCCGACGCCGGGGGTGCGCGATGACCGCGACCACGGTGAACGGGGTTCGGGTGGTCGACGACCGCCCGACCAACGCGCAGATGCGCGACCGGGCAGGCAACCCGATCCTGTGGCAGCAGACCCGCACTCTGGTTCTCGCCGACGGCCGGACCGTCTACGGGTGCGCGCACTGCGACTACACCTCGAACAACGTGCGCTCGATCCGCCCGCACCTCAACCGGCACCGCGCCGACGCCGCCCCGCGGGTCGACCTCGGCGAACTCGGCGGGCTCACCCTCGCCGAGGCGGTCGCTCGGCTCGCCGAGCACGACCGGGTCGCCGGCGAGCGCGCCGAGTGGAAGCAGCGGGCGCTCGCCGCCGAACGGGCGCTGTCGACACTGCGCGCCGCCCTGCGGGGTGTCACGTGACGACCGCCCTCGTCCCTACCGGCCTGGTGCTCGTCTGTTGCGGCGAGCACCGGGCGAGCGGCTGCTGCGATGTCGACGACTGCGCGCCGTGCTGCCCGGAGTGCCCGACCTGCGTTGTCGTGCAGGCCCGCGCCCCGGCGCAGCGCGCGGCCGACGCCGCTGCGCACCGCGACCTGTTACTCGCGCTCGCGGCGTGGGCCGCAGACATCGGGGAGGGGGCGCCGCCATGGCCGACGACGTCGACCAGCTCGCCTTAGCGTTGGCCGACCGCCGCGCCGGGCAGCAGGCGAACCTCGCCGCGGCCACCGCCGGGCACCGGCGCTACCGCGAGGCCGTCGAAGCTGTGCTCGCCGACCTGGTCGCCACCGGGCACCCGTTCACCGCCGACGACGTGCGCCAGGCCGTTCCCGCGGATGCCGAGGCCGAGGCGCACTCGCCGAACGTGCTGCCGTCGGTGCTCGGCACGTGGGCCGCGCGCCGGGTGATCGTCCCGTGCGGGGAGTACCGCAGCCGACGCCGCCCACGTCGCGCGAGCCGTAACCGAGTCTGGATCGGGAACCACCCTAACGAGTGATCTTCACGCGGGTTGACAACTAGTCAACATAACGCGTCCGAACGCCCTTAGCGTCGGATCGACCACAGAAACGCCTGCCCGCCAAGCCTTTTCGGCTGTTGGCGCGATGGCGCACGCCCTCATTCGAGTGCAGAGGACATGATGACCACCGCAGTACGCCGCTTGAACCCGCTCACCGTCGAGGCAGCCCTGCGCGGCCGACGCGCTTACCGCGATCTTCTCGCGCCCGAGGCCGCCGAGGTGCTGCGCATCCTCGCCCGCCGTGGCGACCCGCTCGACCAGGTCGCCGAACTGCTCGACGTCGACCCGCACAAGATTGCCGGGCGGCTCACCGCGGCGAGGCCACGGTGAGCGTTCACGCGCTGCGCTGGGCCGTCGAGCAGAACGCGGGCGGCCCCATGCCGAAACTCGTGCTGCTCGTGCTCGCCGACCACGCCAACCGGGACGGGCGCGCGACGACCTCGGTCGCCACGTTGGCGCGTGAGACCGAGGCGTCCGAGCGCACGGTGCGCCGAGCCCTCGACGCGCTCGCCGAGCGCCATCTGATCGCCCGCGCCCGACGCCAGCGCGGCACCGGCGCCGACACCTCGAACGTCTACCGACTCACCCTCGACGGTCCACATGAACCGGTCACTGTGACCCCCGCACCCGTCGGTCACAGTGACACCCCTGACGGACAGAGTGACCCCCGCCCCCGGACACAGGGACACCCCCGGGATGTCACAGCGTCACCCCACGCGGGTGTCACAGTGACACCCCAAGGTGAACCGGAAGTACTGAACCGAACCACAGAACCGAAAAGCGGCGCCGCCCGTGCGCGAGGCACGACCACCGTCGCCGAACTCTCGGCGACCGCGGTCCGCCCCGACGCCTACCGGCTGGTGTCCGCCTGGCGCGAGCAGACCGGCGTCGCCTACCGCCCGGCGACCGTCCGAGCGCTGGCCAAAATCGCCGACGGGCTGCTGCGCGACGGCGCCGACCCGACCGCGGTCCGGGCCGCGCTCGACGAGTGGCACCGGCGACCCGACGCCCGCCCCGGCCTGCTCCCCCACCTCTACGACGACGCCGTCAAGGCCGCCCACCACAACCGGAACCCACCGGGCCGTCCGGCAGCGCGTTCGGGCCGCGGGGACAAGGTCCGCGGCTGGCTCGCCCTCGCCGACGTCGACAAGCACGGCCACGTCGAGCCCGGCCGGCTCGCTGTCGAGGGGGCGCGGTGAACCGGCAGGAGGTCGCGACTCTGCTCGGCGCCGCCTCGGCCGTCGACCCGAAGGTGCCCCAACCCGACCCCGACGTGCTCGACATGTGGGCCGCGATCCTCGACGACGTGCCCGCCGAAGTCGGTGCCGACGCCGTGCGCGAGCACTACCGCCACCACGCCGAGACCGTCATGCCCGCCGACATCGTCGAGCACTGGCGCGCCGTCCGCCGCGACGCCACCGAACGCCGACACCGCGCCGAGCTGACCGCCCGCGCCCGCCAGCTCGACGAGAACGGGCTCCGCGCCATCCGCGACGGCATCACCCGCGTCAGCGCCGCGCTCGCCGCCGCCCGCGGCATCGACCCCGAGCACGCCGAAGCCGACGCCCGCCGAGCCTTCCTCGCCGTCCCGTGCCCCTACTGCCGCGCTCAACCAGGAGACCGATGCACCGGCCCCGGCGGTCGCCCGCTCACCAAGACCACCGCCCACCCCGCGCGCCTCGACGCCGCGTTCGCCGCCATGACCAACCAGGGGAACCAGTGATCAACCACGACGACAGCGGGCGCGACCGGTCGGCAGCGTCGCCGCGCGTGCGCGCGGGCGACGCGCCGACCTCCTACACACTGCTGCTGCCCTACCGCCGTCCGCCGCTCACCGCGAACCAGCGTCACCACTGGGGCCGCCGCGCTCGGCTGACCGCCGAGGTTCGCCGCGACACCGCGACGCTTGCCCGCTCGCTGAGTGTGCCCGCGCTCGGCCGCTGCTCGGTCCGGCTGGTCTGGACCGTCACCGACCGTCGCCGCCGCGACGCCGACAACCTCGTGCCCACCCTCAAAGCGTGCGCCGACGGGTTGGTCGACGCCCGCGTCGTCGTCGACGACGTGCCCGCGCTCATGGTCAAGCACATGCCCGAGATCGTGCTCGGCGAGCGCGCCGCCCTGGCGCTCGTCGTCGAGCCCCTGCCCGCCGGGGGTGCGCGGTGAGAATCGGCTCGCTGTTCAGCGGGTACAGCGGTCTCGACCTCGGGGTGCGGGCCGTGCTCGGCGGGTCGGTCGTCTGGCACGCCGAGGTCGACACCGCCGCGTCGCTCGTGCTCGCCCATCGGTGGCCCGGGGTGCCGAACCTCGGTGACATCACCGGCGTGAACTGGTCGCAGGCCGCCCCGGTCGACGTGCTCGTCGGTGGGTTCCCCTGCCAGGACGTCAGCAGCGCGGGCAAGCGGGTCGGTCTGCGCCCCGGCAGCCGCTCGGGGTTGTGGTCCCAGATGGCCTACGCCGTGAGCGTCCTGCGTCCGCGGCTGGTCGTCGCCGAGAACGTTCGGGGGTTGCTCAGTGCACCGGCCACTAGCCAGATGGAACCCTGCCCGTGGTGTCTGGGAGACCACGCACCCCATGCTGTGCGGGCACTCGGCGCCGTACTCGGCGACCTGGCCGACCTCGGGTACGACGCGGCGTGGTGTGGCCTACCCGCTTCCGCCGTGGGAGCACCCCACAACAGATTCCGGGTCTTCGTCGCTGCTTCCGACACCGCGGGCGAGCGACACGGGGACGCCTGGCCGACGCGCCGGCGAGGGCTATCGGCCGCCGCTGTCGCAGGTGATCTTCGAGCGCCTGCCCGCGGCCGAGGCAGCGGGCGCGGCGACCTTGATGCCCACTCCGACGGCGCTGGACGCCAAGGCATCGACCAGGAAGGCCACCGGAACCCGGGCGACGCTCACCGACGCGGCTCGACTGATTGGGGCGACTACACCCCCGCCATCCGACGATGGGAACGGCGGCTAGGCCGACCAGCGCCCGCCCCGATAACCACCGGACACCACGGCGCCCGCGTGCTCGACCCGGCATTCGTCGAGTGGATGCAAGGCGCCCCCGAAGGGTGGGTGACCCACGTCCCCGGCCTGTCCCGCACGGCAATGCTCCGTGTGCTCGGAAACGGCGTGATCCCGCACCAAGCCGCCGCCGCGCTGCCATGGCTGCTCGACACCCTCGCCGCACCAGTCGAACAGGCCGCGTGATGGACGCCGACACCCGCCACGAGCTGTCCACAGTGGCCATTGCCGTGCACCGTGCGCTCACCCACCACCAACGCCGCGACGAACACGACGCCGACCTCGCCAACGCCCCACGCGTCACGTACTCACCGATCACCCGCGCCCTCGACGACGCGCTCGACACCCTGCGGAGGCTGCTCGATGACGCTGCGTCTGCCTGAATGGCACGCACGGGCCGCCTGCCGGGGGCGGATCGACCTCGATTTCGTCGAGCCCGGCGAGCAGCTCGCCGAGTGCCTCGCCCTGTGCGCCGCGTGCCCGGTCGCCGAGCAGTGCCTCGCCGAGGCCCTCGACGCGGGCGAAGCGTGGGGCATCCGCGGAGGACTCGACGCCGACCAGCGCGAAAAGCTCGCCGAGCAGACCGGCCACCCCGCACCCGTGATCAAACCCGCGCACGGCACGAACTCCCGCTACGCCAAACACGGGTGCCGCTGCGACCTCTGCCGCGAGGCCCACACCGCCTACGACCGGCAACGCCGCGAACGCAACCGAGCACGAGCACGAGCGGGCGACCCATGGGTGCGGCCGATCGCGCTCGCCGCGCCGATGCGCACCGGCCGCAGATGGACCGGAGCCGGGCAGTACGTCTTGCCTCTACCCGGCGTACCGGCACCTGACCAGGTCGAGGCCGGTTCCGGCCTGGTCGAACTGGTCGCCGTCGCAGCGTGATCGGTGACCGAACGACATGGTGACAGGCACCGTGTCACCTGAAATGAGCAGCGCGAACCCCAGTGCGGCGAACGGGAAGTCGGTAACGTCCCCGGCGGGACGACGTCAAGGGGGAGACGTGAACGAGGACTACCAGCAGCGCGCCTATCACGCGCTCGTGCGCGCCATGGTCCAGTTCGCCGACCCGGTGAACTGCCGGGAAGCCCACCCACACGACGACACTGTCGAGTGCACCCGGTCACGGGCACACCAAGAGGTCTACCGAACCCCGCACCGCGACGAGAACGATGTCGAGTGGTTCTCGGCGTACTGCCGCTGCGCCTTCGTCATCCGCCGCGATGAGCCGTGCGGCCAGTGCGGCGGAAGCCGTCGCCTACTGCTCGACCACCTGCCCGACGTCGAGCCCGCCGTCAACGTCCTCGACGACCGGGTACCGGACACGACCACGGCTTGACCGCAAGCGCTCCATCCACCTAGGCGAACAGCTAGCCGAGTGCCTCGCCCTTCTTCGCAGCGTGCCCGGTCGCCGACTACACCACGAACAGAACCAAATGGTTCTCTACTGCGGATGCGGGCCGCCAGTTCCACAAACAGGGCCGAGTACGACCACGCACCAACGACGAATGGGCACCCGTCGGGCAGCAAGCCCAACGCGCGAACGGCGTAGTAAATCATCTAACTCGGCAACGCCAAAATCTTACATTTCCTACATTTCGTACATTTCCTCGCCAAGACAGGTGCACATCTACGCTCAATTTGCATTTTATCTTGCTAGATAACCCCTTGAGCACAGGTGGCCTGACCAGGCCATATAGGTGAGACGGGTACAGTGGTGAGGCAACAAACAGGGAGCGGGCCGGTGTGCTAGCACCGGCCCGCCCGTCCGCGGTGGGCTACCTCGGTCCGCGTGCGTGCTTCGCTACGACCCGGAGAGCCCCGGCTAGTGGCCTTGTGCAGGTGGCAAGGCCACTAGCACCCACGGCGTCAGCCAAGACGCCGACCACATCGACCGCCAAGGCGCACCGCTCCAACATCAGCGGAACACCCTGGGGCTCCCCCGATGGGGACCACCGCTGTCCGTCTGGCACTCGTACCTCCTAACAGCCGTGCCCTTCGACTCGACGAGCCGAATAGGCGGACACGGCGCCCGAGTTGCCTCCCATGAGATAGCCGACCAGACCGACGACACCAATAATGCCAGGCTCCCCCGCGCACTCTACGCATCCCCCTGACAACTGGTTGTAAATGTGTGAGAACCGGAACTCTGAACTTGAAGACAACTCCTGATCGGGTGACAGGCAGACGGGACTGTCATATCGTGACGATCTGCATCACCCCCCGGTGCGCCACCCCCACAGCGGACAGCTACATCTGTCGGTCATGTCATGGCAGGCTGGTGTCCGACCTCAGGCAAGTTGCCGAGTTGGTCGACGACCTCGACGACACCGTCGCCCGGCGAACCCGGACCGGTCAGCGGGTCGGCTCGCGTCCGGCCGTGACCGGTCTGCCGTTCAACGACGGTGCCGCCGAGGTTCGCGACGACTTGCGCAACGTGCTCTCGACGTGGGTGCGTGACCTGTGGGAGACACACGCGCCGCGCCGCCAGGTGCCGACCGGAGAGACCGCGCCGGACGGCTCACCGGTGGTGTTCGCCGAACTCGATGCGCTCGACCTCGACGACACCCTGCCCGAGATGGCCGCGTGGCTGCGCCGACACCCGACCTGGATCGAGCACCATCCGGCCGCGGGCGAGTTGGTCGACGAGATCACCGACGCCGTCGAGCGCGCCCGCCGGGCAGTCGACCTTCCTCCGGTGCGGTTGTTCTGCGGGCCGTGCCCGGACTGCGGTGCCGACCTCTACGCGCGCCCGGACCGGGTACTGGTCGGGTGCCGCGAGTGCGAGTCGCGCCATGATGTCGAGGTCCTGCGTGCCGCGCTGCTCGGCGCCGCCCGCGGGGCGCTCGCGACCGCGGCCGAGGTCGCCCGCGCGTTGCCGGGGCTGCTCGGCCGCGACCTGTCCGCGAACACCGTGCGCACCTGGGCACGCGCGGGCAAGCTGACCCGGCGCGAGCCCGACAAGCGTGGTCGCCCCCGGTATCTGGTCGGGGAGGTGATCGACGTCGCGCTCGCGACTCCGACCCGTTCGCATGTCACCCGCGCCGTCGGTGGGTCCGCCTAAACTGCTCAATCGCGGCGGGTGAGTTGTGCCCGCACCCCGAACCACATGGCCCCGCGACCTGTTCCCCCTGGTCGCGGGGCTGTCGTATGTCTGGACCGGGCGAGGTGACCGACCTTGCCTCGCAACCTGATCACCGTCGCCGATCGCGCCCGCGTGCGCGAGCTACACGCCGAGGGCAAGACCCGCAACGACATCGCCCGCGCAATCAATCGTTCGCCCTCGACAGTGACCGGCATCGCCCGGTCACTGGGGCTCTCGTTCGACCGCTCGGCAACCGCCGCGGCGACCACCGCCCGCCAGATCGACAATCGAGCGCGCCGTGCCGAGATCGTCGGGCGGCTCTACGGCCGCGCCGAGCACCTGCTCGCCCGGCTGGAGGCCCCGGCCTACACGTTCACCGCGACGACGATCAACGGCATTGAGTCCACGTCGCTGGACCACGTGCCCGCGCCGGACGAGAAGGCGCTCGCGTCCGCGCTGTCGACGCACCTGTCGGCCGCCGGGCGGCTTGAGGCCGTCGACGCCGACAAGGGCAGTGAGAGCGCGAAGTCCATGCTCGGCGGGCTCGCCGTCGCGCTCGGCATCCGGGTCGCGGGCGATGCCTGACGTCGACCTGCCGCTGTCTGCGAAACAACTCGACTCCCTGCGGGAGTCCTCGACGCGCGTGTCGATTTGGTCGGGTGCGATCCGCTCGGGCAAGACCATCGCGAGCCTGCTCCGCTGGTTGATCTATGTCGCGTCCGCACCCCGCGGCGGGCTGCTCGTCGTCGTGGGCCGCACCCGCGACAGCGTCGCGCGCAACGTGTTCGCCCCGTTGCAGGACCCGTCGCTGTTCGGGGCTGTCGCCGACCAGGTGCACTACACCGCCGGGGCGCCGACCGCCCGAATCCTCGACCACACCGTCTACGTGCTCGGCGCCAGTGACAGCAAGGCCGAGAAGGTGCTGCGCGGCCTGACCGTCGCGGGCGCCTACGTCGACGAGTTGACCGTCGTCGCCGAGGACTTCTTCACGCAGTTGCTCGGCCGGATGAGCGTTCCCGGGGCGCAGTGCTTCTGCACGACCAACCCGGACAGCCCGGCGCACTGGGTGAAGCGCCGTTACCTCGACCGGCTCGACGAGCTGCCCGACTGGCGCGCGTTCTCCTTCGTCCTCGACGACAACCCCGCACTAGAACAGTCCTATAAGGACAGCATCCGGCGGGAGTACACCGGACTGTGGTTCCGCCGGTTCATCCTCGGCGAGTGGGTCGCCGCCGAGGGCGCCGTGTTCGACATGTGGAACCCGGCCGATCACGTGCTGCCCTGGGAACGCCTCCCCGACATGGCGCGGCTGCTCGCGGTCGGGATCGACTACGGCACGACCAATGCGACCGCGGCCGTGTTGCTCGGCGAGGGGGTCGACAACCGCCTGTACCTGGTCGACGAGTGGAGCCATGACCCCGCCCGCGCGCGGGTGCGGCTCACCGACTCGCAACTGTCCGCCGGGTTGCGCGACTGGCTCGACCGGCCACACCTGCCGTGCCCGACCATGCTGCGTCCACAGTGGATCGTCGCCGACCCCTCCGCCGCGTCGTTCCGGGTCCAGCTCCACAACGACGGAGTGACCACAGCCGCGGCCGACAACGACGTCAATTACGGCATCCGCGTCGTCTCGTCGCTGCTCTCCGAGAAACGCCTACGCGTCGCCGACCGCTGCGCCGGGTTCATCCGCGAAGCACCCGGCTACTCCTGGGACGACTCGGCCACCGCCAAAGGCACCGATGCCCCGGTCAAGGTCGCAGACCACAGGCTCGACGCCGGGCGCTACGCGATCACCACGACAGAGAACCTGTGGCGCCCGGTCCTCAGTGCCGCCTGAACATGACGTAAGCCTCGGGTCTGCCTTTGGTGTCAGCGGCAACGGAGAAGTGTTCCACTCTCCAGCCTGCGGACTCCACTGCCTGAATCTGTACCGACCAGTCCGCGATCTGACCGGACAGCCCGTGGTGGGTCGCCGGGTAGTTGAATCTCGCGACGAACACAGTCTGCCCAGCTTGCGCCGCCTTCTGCGCATCCGCGCTAGCGGTGTTCGCCTTGGCGTCCTTGAAGATTCCCATTCGGCAGATTCAACTGCACCCGCCGCCCCGGCAGGAAGAGGGGTGCAACGTGCCTGATTCCTGGCCCCCGAAACCGTTCGATCAGGCCGCGGGCAAGATGCGCGAGTGGAACGCCTGGTATGTCGGGCGTGCTGAGCAGCTCGCCGCGCTGTACGGGTCCGGTCCCGTGGTGCACTCCCGTCCTGGTCAGTACCGGGGCGGGCTGGTGGGCGCGGTCAGCCGGTTTTTCTGGGGTCGCCCGGTTTCCCCTCGGGGGCAGCAGCGCACGCGTGTGCATGTGCCGCTCGCCGCGGACATAGCGACCGCGAGCGCTGACCTGTTGTTCGCCGAGCCCCCGCGGGTGCTCGCCGAGGACACCACAGCGCAGGCTCGCCTCGATCAGGTGCTCAACACCCCCGAGACGCACTCGGCGCTGTTGGAAGCGGCCGAGGTCGCCGCCGCGCTCGGTGGCGCATATCTGCGGGTGGTGTGGGACGGCGACGTTCGACCGCACGCGATGCTCGATACGGTCGACGCCGACGCCGCGGTACCGGAGTGGCGTTGGTCGCGGTTGTCCGCGGTGACGTTCTGGCAGACCGTCGCCGTCGACGGCCCGACCGTCCTGCGCCACCTCGAACGGCACGAGCCCGGCCGGATCGTGCACACCTTGCACCAGGGCAGCGACGACGACCTCGGCCGCCCGATCCCGCTCACCGAGCACCCATCGACGGCATGGGCCGCCGAGCTGGTCGACGCTGACGGCGCGATCGGCACCGGCACCAAACGACTGACCGCCGCCTACGCGCCGAATATCCGGCCGTCGCGCGAGTGGCGTCCGGTCCCGGCGCTGCGTCCGCTCGGCCGTAGCGATTTCGACGGGGTCGAGCCGCTGCTCGACGTGCTCGACGAGGTCTATTCGTCCTGGGTCCGCGACATCCGGCTAGCGAAAGCCCGGCTGATCGTGCCCGCCGGCTACCTCACCCCAAACGGCCCCGGGCAAGGCGCGACGTTCGACGACGATCAAGAGGTGTTCACCGAGGTGAACATGCTCACCGGCCGCGGCGACGGGGCGCCGCCTATCACCCCGTCGCAGTTCGCGATCCGGGTCGCCGAGCACCAGGCCACCGCCCAGCAGATCACGCACGACGTCCTCCGGTCCGCGGGCTACTCGCCCTCGACGTTCGGGGAGATCAACGGGAGGGCGACCGGGGTCACCGCGACCGAGGTCACCGACCGCCGCGAGCTGTCCGAGACCACCCGCGACAAGAAAAGCCGCTACTGGTCGGCCGCGCTCGGCCCCCTGGTCGGCGCGCTGCTCGACGTCGACGCGCACGTGTTCGGCACCCGCGGTGTGACCGGTTCCGAGCCTGTCGTCGAGTTTGGCGACCAAGCCCAACCCGACACCGCCGAGCTTGCCCGCACCGCGCACGCGCTGTTGACCGCCGAGGCCGCCTCAACCGAAGTCCGGGTGCGCTTGGTCCACCCGGAGTGGACCGGCGACCAGGTCGACGCCGAGGTCGGGCGCATCTTCGCCGAGACCGGCCGCGCCGTCCCCGATCCCGCCACCTGGCGCGGCTTCGAGAACGGGGGCGGAAGCGATGGCGTGGGAGCCCCCGCCGGGCAGTGATCCGGCCGAGGTCGTCGAGCAGCTCGCCCGCGACATCCTCGCCGTGTTCACCGAGGTCGAGGCAAGGTTGCTCGGCGACATCGCCCGCCGCGCCCGCGCAGGCGCCGACGTCCCGGAGTGGGCGACGCAGAAGGCCGCCGCCGTGCGCGAGATGCGCCTCGCCGTCGAGCGGCTGATCACCCAGCTCCGCGCCGAGGTCGGCACCAGTGCGGCCGAGGCCGTGCTCGCCGCGTGGCAGGCGGGCAGCGCCGCCGCGCTCGCTCAACTCGCCGACCTCGGCGCGCTCGACGAGCCGCAGCTCGTCGCGCTACGCGAGGTCATCCCCGGCATGGACGCCGCCGCGCTGCTCGCCGCCGACCTCACTTCGCGGCTCGACGCGCTCTATCTGCGGGTGCTGCGTTGGGGGCAGGACGCCTATCAAGTCGCGGTAGCCGCAGCGGCACCGGCGCAGTTGCTCGGCACGGGCACGACCCGCTCAGCGCAGCGCGCCGCGTGGGACCGCCTTGTGTCGCAGGGGGTTTCCGGGTTCGTCGACCGGTCCGGGCGTCCGTGGAACCTCGCGACCTACGTCGAGATGGCCACCCGTACCGCGACCGCGCGAGCGTGGAACGAGGGACACCTCGCCCGCCTCGACTCCCTCGGGGTCGACCTGGTCACCGTCTCCAACACCACCGACGGGTGCGCCCTGTGCTCGGTGTGGCAGGGGCGCATCTTGGTCCGCACCGGAACCGGCGGAGCACGCACCGTCGAGAACGAACTCACCGGCACTCCGATGCGCGTCGAGGTCGCCGGAAGCGTCGATGAAGCCCGCGCCGCCGGGCTGATGCACCCGAACTGTCGGCATACGTTCGTCCCGTTCATCCCCGGTGTGACCCGCCTCGACGAGCCGGTCGAGCACGACCAGGCCGCCGAGGACGAACGCGAACACCTTCGCGAGCTGGAACGCAAGGTCAGAAAGGAGAAGCGCAAGGAAGCCGGGGCGCTCGACGACACCACCCGGCGCGCGGCACAGCAGCGCATTCGAGGGCTACAGGCCGACATCCGCGAGCACGTCGACGCGACCGGGCTCAACCGCAAGCGTTACCGCGAGCAGCTCGACCTCGGCCACGGCACGATCTCGGCCGCGCGAGCCCGCCGGGCCGCGCTCGCCGACCAGGTCGCCGACGGGACCGGCGAGCAGGCCCGCCTCGACGCCGTCGCCGCCGAACAGGCACAGCGGCGCGAACGCGAACGGCTCGCCGCCGAACAGGCCGAGCGTCAACGCGTCGAACGCGAGCAGGCCGAGGCGCAGCAGGCCGAACGCGACCGGGCCGCGCGGGTCGCCGCCGAGCTTGCCGCGCTCAGCGACGAGGAACTCGACGCGCGGTTCGTCGAGGTGTCCGACGACGAGTCGGCGATCGACGCCGTGCTCGACGAGATGAACCGCCGCCAGGCCGAGGCCGACCGGGTAGCCGAGCGCCGCGAGCAGGACCGGGCGCGCCGCGAGCAGCAGCGCGCCGAGCGCGACGCCGCGCAGTGGGCGCGGTTCGAGGAACTGATCGACGAAGGATGGTCGGACGAGGAAGCCGCCGCCGAGGCATACGGGCACAGCGTCGAGCGGCAACGCCGAGACCGCGCCATCGCGCAGCTCCGCGGGCAGGGCTACACCGGCCGCGGGTTCGACGAGTTGGCGCGCAAGGCTTTCCGTGATCACGTGTACGAGCAGTACATCGCCGCCGAGGACGCCACCCGCGGGCACATGGTGACCCCGGCAGGCCAAGCCGCCGGGATCGACCCGCACGCCCTGTTCACCGGGCCGGAGAGCCGCGCCCGGAAGTGGGCATCGGACGAGCTGAAAGAATGGTGGGACACCCACGGCCGAATTACCTACGATGAGTGGACGGCCCGGCTGCTCGGCGAGAACCCCGGACAGGGCACGACAGGAGACGGTTGGTTGCGATGACGACACCCGCCGACGAGGTACGTCTCGCGTTGGCCGCCGGTCGCGCCGCCGCGCAAGCCCGCCGACCCGTTCGCGCCAACCCGTACCGGGGCGACGCCGACACCGCGCGTGAGCGCGTGCTCGCCCGCGCTTGGGTCCGCGGTTACGGCAACGCCAACCCGATGCCGGTCGACTACTCCGGTTGATCCTTGCGCGGTCGGCCGATCCGACCCGGTAGCCCCGCCCGCCATGTCTCGATCTCGGGCACCCGATCGGGCAGCCATCCCGGCACGCCGGGTTCGTCGCCGATCACCACATCCGGCTCCGGGAACGGGTGCGCCGAGCCCGCCGGATACCGCTCGCGCCATTTGCTGACCGCATGACGAGAGACCGGGCTCACCAGAGCCCGGCCGATCCCCGCCATGTCGAGGTGGCGAACGCTCACGCGCCGAGAACCCCCTGCCCGGTGATGGCCTCACGCGGGATCAACTCCCACGGGTCCGGCATGACAGCCGACTCGACGACCGTAGCCGCGGGCGCCTCGGCCGCGCCGAACAGGTCGTCGAGGGCGAACTGCCCGCGAGCCTCGGCCTGCAAATCCGTCGCGCTGAACAGTGCGAACATCCGAACCCCTTAAGTCGTCTCTATTGTTGACAACATTAGCCACCCGGCCTTGATGTCGTCAACACGCGAGACGACTTTTTTCGTTTCCCACATCACAACCAGGAGGTCACCCCTTGTCCGCACCGATCCCGACCGGCGCCGAGACCGCGCCGACCGATCCGGCGCCGCCCACGGAAGCCGCCCCGACCGAACCGGCCGCAGGCTCGACCACCGCCGCACCGAGCCCGGCGCCGGAGGTCGAGGCGTTGCGCGCGGAGATCGCCGACTGGCAGAGCAAGGCCGAGGGCGCGCAGCAGTCCATCGTCGACAGGATCGCCGCCGCGCTGGGCATCGCCGAGGCGGGCGAGACGCCGACCGTCGAACAGGTCACCGAGCAACTCGGCGCAGCCCAGCGGGACGCGCGCGAGCGCGCGGTCGACCTGGCCGTGTACCGGGCCGCGCCGACCGCGGGCGCCGACCCCGACGCGCTGCTCGACTCCACCGGGTTCCGGCGCCGGGTCGCCGACCTCGACCCCTCGGCCGAGAAGTTCGGCGACCAGGTCGCCGCCGCCATCGCCGAGACCGTCAAGGCACACCCGCGGCTCGCCGCCGCACCCGCCGCGGCGCCGCGCAGCGGCTCACAGATCACCGGCGGATCACCCACCGGTTCCGACGACCTCGGCTCGCTCTCGGTCGAGGACTACATCAAACGCACCCGAAAGCGGAAGTGACCATGCCAAACCAGCTTCTCACCGTCGACGTGATCGCCCGCGAGGCGATTGCCACCCTGTACGAGCAGACCGTCATGGCCGGACTCGTGCACCGCGACTACGAAGGCGACTTCACCGGCAACAGCGGCGACACGATCAGCATCCGCAAGCCCGCGACGTTCGTCGTGAACGAGTTCGACCGGCAGACCGGCATCGTTCTGCAGGACGCTCGGGAGACCTCGACCACGCTCACCCTCGACAAGATCCCCGACGTCAGTTTCGCCGTGACCTCGGAAGACTGGTCGATGCGGATCACCGACTTTTCCGAGCAGTTCCTCACCCCGGCAATGGAGGCCATCAGCCAGTACGCCGACCGGCTCGTGCTCGGCCTACGCGCCGACGTCACCCAAACCGTCGAGTACGACCCCGTCGCGGCCAACGTCTCCGACGTGCTGCCCGCCGCGGGCAAGGTCCTCAACGACGCGAACGTGCCCCTTGCCGACCGGCGCGCGGTCGCCGACACCAGCCTGACGGCGTTGTTCCAGACCGACCCCCTGTTCACCCAGGCGCAGCAGGTAGGCGACGACGGAACCGCGCTACGCGAGGCGTCCATCGGGCGCAAACGCGGTTTCGACAACTACATGTCCCAGAACATCAAAGACGGCGTGTCGGTCGCGTTCCGGCGCGAGGCGTTCACCCTGGCAACCCGGACACTGCCACTCCCCCGCGGTATCGGCGCCGGACAGGGCTCGGTCGTGACCTACAAGGGCCTGGGTCTGCGGGTGATCTACGGCTACGACATGGCCAAGAAACAGGACGTCGTCAGCGTCGACTGCCTCATGGGCGTGAAGACCCTCGACCCCAAGCGCGCCGTACTGATCAAGCGGAAGGCCGCGACCCCGTGACCGCCTACCGCAACACCCGCACCGGAGAGGTTCACCGGCCCGAACCGGGCTCATGGATGGCCGAGCGCCTCGACGCACTGCCGGGCATCTGGCACCCGGTCGAGGTCGCCGACGGTGCCGCGCAGCCCGCGGCGCGGCCCTCGCGCACAGCCCGCAAGGCCGAGTGGGTCGACCACGCGATGTCGCGCGGCTACCCGCGTGCCGACGCCGAGAGCCTCTCGCGCGACGACCTCGCGCGACTGTTCGACGACGACCAGGACTAGCGCCGTGCGTGTCTACGCCACCACGGCCGACCTGGTCGCCTACGCGGGCGAGGCAGCGGTCAACGACGACTCGCCGCGGCTGCTCGCCCGCGCGTCTGAACGGGTCGATTCCCTGCTCGTCGCCGCCGTCTACGACGTCGACGCGCAGGGCAACCCGGTCGACGAGAAGGTGCGCAACGCCTTGCGTAGGGCGACGTGCGCCGTGGTCGAGTGGTGGGGCGAGACCGGCGACCCCGTCGGGGCCGGGGCGCAGTTCAGCGAGGCCGCGCTCGGCACCCTGCGACTCAAACGCGCCGACACCGCCCCGTCCTCGGATGTCGGGCCGAGAGCCGTGCTCATCCTCGCGACGGCCGGGCTGCTCTCGCACGCCCCGCTCGCCCCCGACAGCAGAGCACTGCCCGGCAAGCCGTGAGGGGGCAGTGATCCCTTTGAAGATCCCCGCGGTTCTGCTCCCGCACACGATCACTTTGCGCCCGTTCATCGGCACCGGCCCCTACGGCGACGTGCACGGCGACCCGGTCGTCATCCGCCGCGCGTTCGTCGAGGACCGGCGCCGACTCGTCCGCTCGACCACCGGTGAGGAAGTCGTCAGCGAGACCACCGTGCGCACCCGCCCGCGTGAACACATCCCGGTCGGATCGCTGGTCACCGTCTGGGCAGAAACCCCGCATGAACGCACCGCACGCGTGATCATCGCGGCACTGTTCGACCACCCGTCGAGCTGGACACACGTCGAGGTCGCACTCGCCTAACCGACCAGGGGGTGCGGCATGGCGGTCGAGATCACCGGAAACGGCGGCATCCGCCTCGAATGGGACGGCTCCCGAGTCGACGAGATCGCCCGCCAGGGCGCCGCGCGTGGGCTCGGCCTGGGTGCCGAGCACGTGCGTGGGGTGTCGGTCGACCGGGCGCCGCTGGACACCGCGGCACTACGTAACTCGGCGACCGCGAGCGTCGATGCCGAGTCGCTGACCGCGGCCGTGTCCTACGACACGCCGTATGCGGCGAGGCAGCACGAGGAACTCGACTACCACCACCGCACCGGCGGGCCGAAGTACCTCGAAAGCGCCCTAGCCAGCGAACGCGACGTCGTCGCCCGCCTGGTACAGGCGCAGATCCGGAAAGCGCTGGGCTCGTGAGCTGGACAGCCCGGCTCGCGCACGGGCTCGCCGAGCTGCTCGCCGACGCCGGGGTCGCGCTCTACCGGCCGACCGGGGTCTACCGCGGCGACGAGGTCGGCATCGTCCTCGGGACCGTGCCCGCGGCGCCGTCGAGCGTGCTCGTGCTCACCCCGTACCCGCTGGCCGACGACGTCGACCAGGCCGACAGCGTGCTCGGCCTACAGGTCCGCGCCCGCGCCGCCGGACCGGACCCCCGCCCGGCGCTCGACCTGCTCGACGCCGTGTTCGACGAGCTGCACGGCGCGACACACCTCAACCTCGGCGGCGCCTTGGTCCACCTCGCCCAACGCACCGCATCCGTGCCCCTGAGCCGCGACCAGAACGACCGCTACGAGCACGCCGACACCTACCAACTCACGGCCCACCGACCCACCCGATACCGCAGCTAGGAGGCTGCCCGATGGCTCTACGTTCTTTGCTGGCAAAGGATTGGGCGCTCGAAGTGGACACCCGCACCGGAGACGCCACCGCTCCCCAGTGGACGCGCGTCAACGGCTTGACCAGCTTCACCGAGACCACCGACGACAACACCGAGGACGACGGCGATTTCGACTCCGACGGCTGGGGATCGACCGTTGTCACCCAACGCACGTGGTCGATCGAGGCCGAGGGCAAGCGCAAGCGCACCGACGCGCAGGCATTCACCCCCGACCCCGGACAGGAAGCCATCCGCAAGGCCGGGCGCGTTGTCGGGTTCGCCGCCAACATTCGCGTGCGCTGGTATCGACGCGACGGTTCCCCGGACGCCTACGAAGGGACCGCGACCGTATCGGGGTTCACCAAGGGCGGCGCCGTGACCGATCTCGAACCGTTCAACTTTACACTCAATGGGCAAGGCCAACCTAACGAAATTACAAGCCCTACTCTCGATTAAACACTATTGAAAAGATTCGATTTGTCCGCTATAGCGACACCACCTCGATCGCACGAAGAATGAGACGCGGACAAATATCCAAAGCCAAGTCTTGCGCAAGCTCAAGCGATACAGCATCGGCGCTACGGTCGATCGTTAGATATTCAACCCAACTCGCCGGTGAGTAGCGCGCCAACATTGAGAGCGCAAAAAGTACAGCCCACCAAGAAATTAGTGGATGCAACGGTAAGTTGCCACCCGCCACGGAAGGGAACACAAACAAATCCTTCTGATCTCGATACGCAATCGTGAGCCGAGCCAGAAGTGCCGAGAAGTCGCGATCTTTCGGTATCGGCCACGTTCTCACCGTAGTAAATAGACCGGGTATTTCGTTAAAATATACTCCACCATCAACTTTTGACGAAGAGCGCAACGCCGGATAGTTTCCAAGAAAGTCTTCCACGCCTTCCGGACTATCTACCGACACAGCTTCATGTAGCACCTCCGAGGTGACCGTGAAGGAAATATACTTGCTATCATGAGCGAGCGGATGCTGCTGAAGGTGTAACGGAGGAAACCCTGGTTCCGACGAACTAAGCGGGTGATGCGTCAGTTCGGGGATTGCTTGCCAAAACTTCCCAAGCGTCACACCGTCACCCAATGTCGACGAGTTTAATACTCGCGCAAGAGTGACAAAGCTCCCTCCCTTTGTGTCTGCAAACTCAAGCGCGCTCAATCCCGGGCGATCATCGAGATTGGTCTGCCGTATGCCATGACCACGAAGAAGATAGCTCTTCTCATCGAGCGAACGAGCGGCGGCGGCAATGGCGCGCCCGGCTTGGCTAAGGCCATAGAAGAGCAGGAGCGGACGACTAGCCCAATCCACTTTTGAAGCTGCGGAAAACAACTGTTGAGCTTGTTCGAGAGAGGCGCTAAAAACTTCGCGCCTCTCTCCAGTTACTGCCAGTCCTGGAGGATTATGACGAAAGCTTCTAATCTGTCTCCAGACTGCGTCTAGCGGCGCCCTCGATAGAGAGCCATGCGTCGGCATCCCACTAACAGCAAACCCGAAGGGCGACCCTGAATACATTCCGCCATCCTTTCACTCATTTTGCATCCACTTATCCACTACGTCAATTCCTGCCCGTAGCATCCCATCGGAAGGTTCAAGATGCCATTTCGTGACTTGGGTGAGCTGCTCGACGCCGGGCTCAAGCTCCCGATCCGGGGCAAGGTCTACACCGTTCCGCCGGTCGACGCCGAGACCGGCCTGCGGCTGCAACGGCTCGCCGAGATCGCGGCGCAGGTTGCCGACGCCGCGGAGAACGGCGAGTCGCTCGACGGGGTCGTGCTCGATGACGCCGCCGAGGTCGACCTGTACCGCGACGCGCTCGGCGCCGCCTACGACGAAATGCTCGCCGACCGGGTGCCGTGGCCTGCGCTGAAACTGGCCGGAGTCACCGCCTGGCTCGACGCCGCGGTGTCCCGTGAGGCCGCCGAGGCGTATTGGAACGCGGCAGGCTCCCCGGAAGCCTCGGCCGGGAATCGGGCGACACGCCGAACGGCGGCCCGATCGACCCGGCAACCGGCATCCGCGAGTGGTACGACCCGCACCCGCAAGGCCACCACGGCGAAGACAGCGTCGGGCACACGTGGGCGGAAATCCTAGAACGGTGGTCGCTGGTCGAGGCTGACCTGCACGAGGTCTACGGGGTCGACGTCGAGTCGGGTGTCTTGCGTGCCCGGTCGTGGCGTTGGCTGCGTGTTCGCATCGTCGGGTTGCTCTCGTGCGAGTCCCGGCTCGCTCGCGCCCTCGCACCTCCCGAACAGCGTCGCTGACCGGCGCTGATCAGCACGCCTCGGGGGTGATCCCCTGTGGCGCTGACGATCGGCGAGTTGACCGGGTATCTGCGGATCGACGCCTCGGCGTGGCGGCGCGGGCTCGGTGACGCGCGGGCGGCGCTCAGGCGCGTCGCGCGGGACTCGGCGAGCGACCTCGACAGCTTGGCCGAGGGTGCCCGGTCCGCGGGCACGCGGGCGGGGCAGGCGTTCGTCGGGCTGGCCCTGTCGATCGCCAAGGTTGCGGGCGCCATCGCCACCGCTCAAGGCGCGATCCCCGTGATCGTGGCCATGGGCGGGGCGCTGGCCGTGCTGCCCGCGATCGGGGTCGCGGTCAAGGTCGGGATGTTCGCCGCTCAGGTGGGCATGACCGGGTTCGGCGACGCGCTCGCCGCGGTCGACGACCCCGCCGCGTTCGCCGAGAGCCTCGGCAAGCTGTCCCCGGCGGCGCGCGAGACCGCGGTCGCCGTGCGCGACCTGGCGCCCGCGTGGCGGGAGGTGCAGCGGGCGACGCAGCAAGCCTTGTTCGCCGGGGTCGCCGAGCAGGTGCGGGAGTTGGGCGGGGCGTATCTGCCTGTCTTGAAAACCGGGCTGTCCGGGATCACGACCGAGTTCAACAGCGCCGCCCGCGGCACGGGCGCGTTCTTGGGGCAGTCGCAGCAGGTCGCGACGGTCGGCGGGATTTTCGGCAACGTCCGCGCCGCGATCGGCGAGACGACCTCGGCCGTCCCGGCGCTGGTGTCGATCCTGCTCGACCTGGTCGCGGTCGGCTCGGAGTTCTTGCCGAACCTCTCGGGTGGGTTCGGCGACGCTGCGCAGCGGGCCGCGGAGTTCGTGCGCGCCGCCCGCGAGAGCGGACGGTTGCAGGAATGGATGTCGTCGGGGCTGTCGACGCTCGGCGACCTGGGCAAGGTTTTCGGGAACCTGTTCGCCATCGTCCGCAGTGTGTTCGGCGGGCTCGACACCGGCGGGGTGTCGCTGCTCGACACGCTGCTGCGGGTCACCGGTGGCGTGCGGGAGTTCCTGGAGTCGTTCGAGGGGCAGCAGGCGCTCGCCGCGCTCGGCGAGCTGCTCGGCACCGTGTCCACAGTGGTCACGTCGGTTCTGTTGACCGCGCTACGGCAACTCGCGCCCGTGGTCGTGGCCTTGGCGCCGGGATTCGCGCAACTGGCGACACAACTCGGTTCGAGCCTCACCTCGGCGCTGACCGCGGTCGGGCCGTTGCTGTTGGGCCTGGCAGGGTTTCTCTCGGCCAACGCCGGATGGCTTGGGCCGCTCGCGATCGGCCTTTACGCTGCCGCGCAAGCGTTCGGCATCGTCTCGACCGCGGTGCGCGTGTTGAACGTGATCAGCTCGGCGAACCCCTGGGCGCTGATCATCGCCGGGACGATCGCGCTCGCGACGCTGATCGTGACCAACTGGGACACGATCACCTCGGCCGTGGGCGCCGCGTGGGATTGGCTGGTGAACGCCGGTAAAGCGGCGTGGGAGTGGATCGTGGGCGTGGTCCGCGGCGCGGTCGACTTCCTCGTCGGGCTGTTTCTCAACTGGACATTGCCGGGTTTGATCATCAAGCATTGGGATTCGATCGTCGCGGGTGTGCGGGCCGCGGTTCGGTGGGTGCTCGACGCCGTCGGGTGGCTGGGGCAGCTTCCAGGGCGCGTGGGCGCCTGGTTCGGTCAGGTCAAGGACTGGATCGTTCGCAAGTGGACAGAGGCTGTCGACTGGGTGCGTGGTGTCCCGGGTCGGGTCCTCGACGCGCTCGGCAACCTGGGAAGCCTGCTGGTCAATGCCGGGGCCGACATCATTCGCGGGCTGATCAACGGTTTCGGGTCGCTGGCGGGCGCGATCAAGGACAAGTTGCTGGGGTTGGTCCGGGGCGCGTGGGATGCGGTGCTGGACTTCTTCGGCATCGCCTCGCCGTCGCGGTTGGCCGCGCGTGCGGGTGAGCACGTGGGCGAGGGGCTCGTCATCGGGTTGGGCCGCATGTCCGGCGCGGTGAACCGCGCTTTCCTCGACATGGCGGCGGTTCCGCCGATTCCGAGGGTGGTCGTTCCCGCGCCGCGGGTCGCCGGAATGTCCGGGGCGGGCTGGGCGGGCAGTCTCGCCCCGTTCGATGCCCGGGGCACGGGTGGCCCGGTTGTGCATGTGACCAACCACTATCCGCAGGCCGAGCCGACCTCGACCACGGTCAACCGCGGGTTGCAGTACGCCGGGGCGCTGGGGGTGATCTAGTGGCGACCTACACCGTCGATGGTGTGCCGCTGGATCATCCTGCCGGGTGCTGGAAACTGCTTGCCGCGACACAGGTTCGCCCGTTGCCGGGTGCGCGTGGGGCGTCGGTGGCCGTGCCCGGTCGCCCGGGTGAGCTGCCGCTCGTCGGGGCGGATGTCGAGGCGACCACGGTCGGGCTCTCCCTCGGCGTCACCGGGGCGAGTCCCGTCGGTGTCGACCAGGGCGCCGCGGGGCTCGACGCGAACCTGCAGGCGCTCTACGGGTTGTTCGGGGTGCGGCACCGGCTGCTCGACGTCCGGTACATCCCGGCCCTGGGTGCGGCCGAGGTCGGCGCCGAGGCCACGGTGACCGCGGCGTCCGAACCGCAGGTGTGGATGGGGGCCGCCCGCGCCCGCCTGGCCGTGGTGCTGCGCGTCCCCGGCGTGTTCTGGCGCGATGTCTCCCCCTCGACCTGGTCGACAAGGACTCTCGGCGCACCGGTGCGGGTGAGCGCGCTCGACGGGTCGACCGCGCCGGTTCTCGACGCGGTTTTGCGCGTCACCGGACCGGTGACCGGGCTGCGGATCACCGACACTGTCACCGGCGGGTGGCTGTCCTACCCGGTCACGTTGCCCGCGGGGCGGGCGCTGCGCGTCCACTGCGGACGCATGGACGCCCACGAAGCCGCCTCGATCACCTGGGACGGGACAGCGGCGAACGCGACCGGCCGTGTCGTCACCGGCGGCCCGGGATCGGGGTTCCGGTTCCTGGCGCTGACCCCGCGCCCGGTGACATCCGTGCACGACCGTGGTGTGCAGGTGCTCGTCCAGGGCGCCGACACCACCGACGCGACGCTCGTCGAACTGCGGGCAAGGAGAGCGTTTCTATGACCGGTTTCGATGTGCGGCTCGTCGCCCACGCCCCGAACGGGCCGCGGCTCGGCGTCCTGCCGACGCCGTTGTCGGTCGAGGTCGGCGTGCCCCTCGACGATGTCGGCTCGCTGCGGCTGTCCTACGCCGCAGGCGCACCGGGCGCGGCACTGCTCGGTTCCCCGGTCGAGGTCGCCGTCGAGACCTACAACCCGGACACCGGGGCGTGGGCCGAGATCGACGGCGCCCGATTCCTACGCATCAAACGGTCCGGGAACCTCACCGATCCGACCGGCGCCCGCGCGTTCGAGCTGCCCGCCTACGCCTGGTTGCTGCGCAAAGCACGGTTGTACCCGTCCTCGTTCGACAACGCCGAGGGCAAGCGCCCGTTTCCGTCCGCGACCCCGGGAACGATCCTCGCGACGCTGCTCATGACAGCCCGCGGACGCGGCGCGCTACCCGGATTGACGATCGACTTCGGGCCGAGCGAGGACAGCGCCGGGCAGCCCTGGGCGAAGGTGCTCACCATCGCCTACGAACCCGGCATCGACGTGTACACGGTGCTCGACAACCTCGCCGAGCAGGGCGTGATCGACTGGACCACGGCAGGGCGGACGCTGCGCGTGTTCAACGCCGACACCGCCCTCGGCCGCGACCTGGCCACCGGCGACACCCCGGTCGACCTGCGTCTGGGCCGCGACATCGTCGACGCCCCGGACACCGCGACACTCGAAGACCTCGCCAACGCCGTGTACGTCAAGGGCGACGGCGCGGCACGGCTGGAACTGGTCAACCCGGACGCGCCGACCCCGTGGGGGCGGTTCGAGGGGTTCATCAGCCAAGGCGGGGTGCGCGACGAGGGCACGATGCGGCTGCTCGCCGAGGCCGAACTCGACCGCACCGGCCGCGAGCGCGTGCAGATCACCCGCGGACTCGTCGCGGGTCGGTGGGCGCCGTTCCGCGACTACCGGCCGGGCGACTACGTGCTCGCCCCCGACGACACAGGAACGTTGGCGCCGTTGCGGGTCCAGCAGATCACGATCACCCGCGACCAAGCCGGGGCGGTCACCGGGAACGTCGTGCTCAACGACCGGTTCGTCGAGCGCGAGCTGCGGCTCGCGAAACGGACCGCGGGCATCCTCGGCGGGGCGAGTGCCGACGGCGGATCGGGCGCCCGCCCGGCCCCGGAAGGCCCCGACCCCCGCCAACCCGCCGCACCGGCCGGGTTGATCGTCGCGTCCACGGCCTACCTCGATTCCGACGGCGCCGCCCGCGGGCAGATCACCGCCACATGGGGCACCGTCGACACCGCCGTCGACGGGACCGCGATCGAGGTCGCCGGGTACGACGTGCACCAACGGCCGAACACGGTCGGGGTGCCGTGGGCGAAGCTCACCGAGACCACCCACCCGGACAACACCGCGACCGCGAGCCCCTACGACGTCGGCGCGCAATGGGCGTTCCGAGTGCGCGCGATCTCCCGCGCCGGGGTCCTCGGCCCCTTCTCGGCCGTGTCCGCGGTGACCATCGCCGCGGACGCCGACCCGCCCCCGACCCCGTCGGCGCCGGTCCTGTCGACCCGGCTCGGCGTGATCCACGTCGAGTGGAACGGCCAAGGCGCGCAGGGCGAGACGATGCCGCCGGACTTCTCCCACCTCGACGTCTGGATGAGCACCGGAACCGGCGACCCCCTGCGGGTGAACCGAATGGAAGGCGCCGGGTCGGTCGTGGTCACCGACCAGCCGTACAACACCACCCGAACGTTCTGGTTCACCACGCTGGACCGTTCCGGCAACACCTCCCCCGCGTCCCCCGCACAATCCATCGCCACACAGCCACTGGTCGGGGGCGACCTCATCGGCACGGTCATCCGCGGCGACCACATCGTCGCCAACAGCGTCACCGCCGACCGGCTCGCCGTCGGCTCGGTCACCGCCTCGGCCATCGCCGCGAACGCCGTCACCGCCGACAAGCTCACCGCGACCGCGATCGACGGCCGCACCATCACCGGCGCCACCGTGCGCACATCTCCGGACAACCCGCGGGTGCAGCTCGACGCCGACGGGCTGCACGCTTTCAATTCCGCGGGCGCTCGCACCGTCGAGGTCTCCGCGGCGACCGGCGCGGCCACGGTCACCGGCACCTTCCAGACCGGCACCAGCGGCAAACGGGTGCGGATCGACCCCGAGATCACCGCCGGACGCCCCGGCATCGTGTTCGAGACCGGCAGCAGCGCCTACCCGAACCCGCCGTCGCTCTTCACCGACGCCGACGGAGAGCAAGAGGGCATCCTGTGGATGTCCAGCGCCGAGCGGGTGCTCAACAACACCGGCCGCGCCGAGATCCAGCTCTACCCCGGTGGCGGCTGGCGAATCGGCAAAGCATTCGGCGACACGAACACCGCCGTGTCGCTGAACGCTCCCGGTGACGGGCGACTGCACATCGACGGCATTCTTCCCCGCGGCATGACACCTAACCGAATGCTCGGGTTCGGCATCACCCACATCAACCCCGGCGCGTTCTCTGTCCGCATCGACCACGGCGCGACCGTGACCGCCGGATCACCCGTCCCACATTGCACCATCGTGACCGGCGCGCCGCAGGACGGCGTCACCTGGGGCGTGACCCGCTGGGACAACCGCGGTTTCCAATTCAACTGGTCGAAAGGCGTGGAAATAGATATCCACTGGCTGATCATCAGGAGCGCCTGACATGCACATCACGATCACCGGCGCCGAGATCACCGACGAGCACGGACTCGGCCCCTGCTACCGCATCACCCAACGCACCGACCACGGAACCGAGCTGTACATCCTGCCCCGCTCCGCGGTCGCCGCGGACATGGAACTGTACGGCGTCGACGACCCGCTGCACGTGCTCGACTGGCGCCTACACGGCTACCGCGCCACATCCCCGACCCACCTCGACCCCTCACTACGGGAAGCCGTCGAAGCGCAACGGGTCCAAGCCATCGCCCGCGAAGGCCGCGCCCACCTCGCCGCCGGACACGCCACCCAGCCGCGCACCCTCGCCGCCGACCTCGGCCACACCGACGCCGAAGTCGACCGCCTCAAAACCCACGCCCGGCGCCTGCGCGACATCCACACCGCCGCAATCAAAACCGACGTCCACATCACCGACGACAACGGATACGCCGCACTGCGCGCCCTGGTGCTCGCCGACGCGAACACGATCGAGACCGAACGCGCGCGGTACCGAGAACAACTCGACGTACCACTGAACGCCTAAATCCGTTCTCCCCAATCTTGCCCCCATAGCGGGGGCGGAACCCGCGCGCCCGATTCCGGGTGCGCGCGCCGTTTCGGCATTTTCCGAAGAGAGGAACACATGAGCATCGGGGACTTTCCCGACGTGATCGTCGACGACAACACCCCACCCGTCCCCGAGGACGTGAGCGACTTCGCCGCGGCCGAGGACGACGACCCGCAAGCGCACATGAGCGATCAGGAGGTGGGGTAATGGGCTACCGGCTCGCTCGTGCGCTCGCGGTCTTCCGCGACGAGGTCAACACCCGCTGGCCCAACCGAGACCACGCCTCCGACGGGTGGATCGGCGACGCCGCGCACGCCACACGCAACTCCGACCACAACCCCTGGGTGAAAGACGGCAACGGGGTCGGCGTGGTCCGCGCCTACGACATCGACGCCGGAACCGGCGCCAACACCGACATCGGCCTGTGGCTCGCCGAGCACGTGCGCACCCTCGGCCGCGCCGGACACCCCGCCCTCGGCAACGGTTCCTACGTCATCTCCGCCCGCCGCATCGCCTCCCCCAAGTCCGGATGGGCATGGCGCGCCTACACCGGCAACAACCCGCACACCTCCCACACCCACGTGTCCGTCTCGCTCGCCGCGGGCGGCTACGACTCCGGGCAAACGTGGGGAATCACCGGTGGCGGGGGCACACCGCACCCATCACCCGCACCGGGCGCGCGGCCGACCATCCGAAACGGTGCCCGCGGCGACGCCGTGCGCGAGGCGCAGCAGCGGCTCGCCGCGCACGGGTTCGCCCCCGGCGCGGCCGACGGCGTGTTCGGCACCCGCACCGTTGAGGCGACCAAGCGATTCCAGACAGCCTGCGGGCTCACCGCCGACGGCATCATCGGGCCGCGCACCTGGGCCGCGCTGCTCACCGCGCCCCCGGCGCCCGCCCCGGTACCAGGGCAGCGCCCGACCATCCGGCGCGGCACCACAGGCCCGGCCGTGTCCGAGGCGCAACGCATCCTCAACGCCTGGTACCCGACCATGCCGCGGCTCGCCGTCGACGGCGCATTCGGCCCCTCGACCGAGGCCCGCGTCAAACACATGCAGCGCGCCGCCGGTCTCGCCGTCGACGGCATCGTCGGCCCGGCCACCTGGCGCCGACTACTCGGCACATGACCCGCACGCGCACCGTCGCCGCCGCGCTCGCCCTCGCGCTCGTCACGCTCGCCGCCCGCGGCTGGGTCCGCCTCGGCCGCGTCGAGGCCGAACTGCGCGCGGCCGACCACGAACTCGCCCACCGCGACTAAACCCGCACGGCAAATCAGTCACTCGAACACCCGTTCGAGTTGTCCACACCCCTTGTCCCCACCTGTGGAGGAAACCTCATGTCCGACCGTCTCGTCTCCTGGCTGCGCACCGTCGTCCCCGTCGCGTGGTCCGCGCTCGTCGCCTGGCTGGTCAGCCTCGGCGCACCCGACTACCTCACCACCGCACTCGGCGGCGCCGCCGAACTGCTCGTCGTCCCCATCGTGGTCGGCGCGGTCTACCCCATCGCCCGCACCATCGAGACCCGCCTGCCCGACTGGCTGACCCGCGTCCTGCTCGGCTCGGCCAAACCACCCACCTACCGCCGCACCGACCACTGAACGCAACGGCGCCCCCCACACCGGTCGGTGCGGGGGGCGCCGTGTCGTGCCCTCAGGTCAGATGTTCATCCAAGCGCCGTCCGGCATGTCCGGATCGGCGTACTCCGGGAGATAGACCGTGATGTGACGGATGTTCTCCCGCTCACGATCGTTGACCGTAAGCACGGTCTTCCACTCGGCGGCGGTACTCGACAGGGCAAGCACGGGCAGACTCGTCGTCCCCGGCGCAGCGATGGTCAGCGCACCCAAGCGCAACGTGCCATCGAACAGCACGATGTCGTCGCGCCCGGGGTCCCCGTCGCGGACATCGACAGTGACAAAGTCCGAACGGTCCGTCAACCCGACATACACCATCGACGACGACACAGCGAATCCTTGCGCGATATCATCGTCTGTCCACTCCGGCCACGTATCCGGGTCAGTCGTGTAATCACCGATCGCGACCTGAGAATGGGCCGGAAAGATCGGCAGACGTACTATCAACAT